GAGACACCATGGTTAACACACCTAAGACCAAAAAGCGACGAGGCAAGGTGGAGTCGTATATCCTTCGACGTACTTTGCTCTCCTCATCAGGCTCCCAGCGTAAAAAGCGTTGGTATTACTGGACAACTTACTGGTTCTCGTGCAGACCTCATGGTCCTAGACGACATAGAAGTACCAGGAAACAGTATGACGGAGTTGATGCGTGAGAAACTTCTTCAACTCTGTACCGAAGCTGAATCTATCCTCACGCCAAAAAGTGACAGCCGTATTTGCTATCTCGGGACTCCTCAGACTGTGTTTACTGTTTATCGTAAGCTGGCAGAGCGCAACTACCGTCCGTTCGTTTGGCCAAGTAGATACCCAAGAAAAGACAAACTTACTAAGTACGAAGGACTACTAGCACCACAGATACAAGACGATCTGGATGATGGTGTTGATGAATGGAGTGTAACAGACCCTGATCGCTTCTCAGATGACGACCTCCTAGAGCGTGAAGCAGCTATGGGACGGAGTAACTATATGCTTCAGTTCCAACTAGATACAAGTTTATCTGATGCAGAGAAATTTCCACTTAAGATGGCTGACCTTATTGTCACAAGTGTTAATCCTAAGTCTGGTCCCGATCAAATCGTATGGTGCTCAGACCCAAAGAACGTTATTAAAGATCTACCCACAGTCGGTCTCCCAGGAGATTACTTTTACTCTCCTATGCAACTCCAAGGAGAATGGACCGACTATTCAGAAACAATATGCAGCGTCGATCCAAGCGGTAGAGGAACTGACGAAACAGCCGCAGCATTCATATCTCAGAAAAACGGCTTCCTATTCCTGCATGAAATGCGTGCATACAGAGACGGGTACTCTGATAACACCTTGCTCAATATTCTCAGAGGATGCAGAAAGTACAACGTCACCAAACTAGTTATTGAAACTAACTTCGGTGACGGAATAGTAGGTGAACTATTTAAAAAACACCTACAAATGACAGGTCAACATATAGACATAGAAGAGGTAAGAGCTAATGTACGTAAAGAAGATAGGATTATTGATTCTCTTGAGCCTATCCTTAACCAGCACCGTTTGGTTGTCGATAAGAAAGTCATCGAGTGGGACTATAAGTCCAACCCAGATGAAGCTCCAGAGAAACGACTCATGTACATGTTATTCTACCAAATGGGAAGAATGTGTCGCGAGAAAGGAGCCATCAAACATGATGACAGATTAGATTGTCTTGCACAAGGGGTTAAGTATTATACAGATGCACTCTCTATCAGTGCTCACGAGTCCATCAAGGCACGTAAAGCTGAAGAATGGCAATCTATGCTGGATGACTTCTTAGACAATCCAACAGACTCAGCTAATCACTTAGTCCTTGGAATGAACAAAGAACAACGAGACCAAGCTAACAGAATAGACAAAGGCCAAAGCTCAGTACCCACCTGGGTTTAGACCGAGTCGTCATGTATACAGGGGAGAGAAGGGTGGACTCGCCCCTCAGAGGGGAAGACATTGCCTACTTCGTAGACAACTCTTCCCCTTTATACTTATATCGACAGAGGTTTCGATATACTTATAACACCTTTACTAAACACCCTAACTAACATAATACGTATATCATATATGTATATAGGTAAGAAAGATAAGATAGTAACTATGTTACTGTATAATAGTACTGAATCTGATATGACTTATCAACGTCCAGATTCAACTACTTATGTGTGTCAGATTAGAAAGAATAAAGATGACACATTCTATATCCCTGAAACTCAACTAGAACTTAATTTATGAGTAAAGTAACTCTAGTTCACTCTACCAAAGATGGTGATGAACTGATAGCCTATATGGCTAGAGTCTCCAACCCTACTAATCAAGATAATAAAGATAGTTCTAAGTTAATTAAGTATCTCATTAAACATAAACACTGGTCTCCCTTTGAGATGGTGAATATGTGTGTAGAGATTAATACAACTAGATCTATTAGTGCTCAGATCCTTAGACACAGATCCTTTAGCTTTCAAGAGTTTAGTCAACGGTATGCGAATGTAGAAGAACTAGAACTTCCTACTCCTCCAGACCTTAGACTTCAAGACTCTAAGAATAGACAGAACAGTGTAGATAGTGATACTATTGATACTCTTAACTGGCAAGGCTCTATACAGCTTCATTACTCTCATTGCTATAGGTTATACCAGAATCTTATTAAAGATGGTATAGCTAAAGAGTGTGCTAGAGAAGTGTTGCCTATGGGTGCTCCTACACGTTTGTATATGAATGGTACGTTAAGGTCTTGGATCCATTACTGTGATCTTAGAACCGCTAACGGTACTCAGAAAGAACATCAAGACATAGCTTTTGCTTGTCAACACTTAATTGAAACTCAATTCCCCCTTACTTATAATGAAATTATTTCTTGATACAGCTATAGTATCTGAGATAGAAGAGAGAGTACCTACTGGTCTTGTCTCAGGTATTACAACTAATCCTACCCTTATTAGAAAGAGTGGGAGAGATCCTTGGTCGGTATATACAGATATAGCCGAATTGGGAGTCGAAGATTTGTCTATTGAAGTCGTTGGAGAAACTTCTGATGATTTAATTAGACTTGCTTTGAATGTTAACGAGAATTATGGTAATGTAGCAACTATTAAGCTTCCTTGTACGATGGAAGGGCTTAAAGCGTGTAAATACTTAACGAATATCAACATTAGAGTCAATATGACTCTTATATTCAGTGTTAGTCAAGCTATTCTCTGTTCTTTAGCAGGTGCAACATATATATCACCGTTTATTGGTAGAATGGACGATAATAGCCTCACAGGGCTTAGTTTGATAGCGGATATAGCAGATGTCTTTAAGAAGCAAGAGATAACCACACAGATCCTTGCAGCGTCCATACGTGATGTACAGTCAGTGGGTAAGGCATTCGAATTAGGTGCTAATATATGTACAATACCTCCTTCAGTGTTCGATAGAATGGTTGAACATGTGTTAACAGATAAAGGATTGGAACAATTCAACCGTGACTTTTTAGCATAAATTTCTGAAGCCTATTCTACGTGTGGGCCAGGACGCTAGTCCCCCCATGCGGGTGGGCGCGGGCGCGTTAGTTGGAACACTCGCACGTTGTTTTCCTGTCCAAACTGTGTCCAAATTGTTTTTTACCTGCCCAGATCCACTGGTATGACTAGGCTGCGTAACTGTGTGAAAGGCAGTTATGCATGTCATACGCGTGGTTCTATCTTCGCGGGAGTGGGCAAGCGGGCGTGGTAGTTGGTACTCGTGTGTTGTGTGTCGTGCGATCTGTCAGCGATCCCTAGCTTCGCTAATGAATGACCAGCTGATTGATAAGCTATGCTGATAACTACTGCTATCACTGCTGTTTGGAGGGAAAATGTAGTAATGTCAGCAAATCGACACAGAACATCGCTTGACTTGTGGGCCGTTTGGATCTATATTGATTCTTGAAGATTGAGATCTTTCGAACTCTCTTTAGAGGGTGAGAGAGTTCTCAAGATTCAATCAGAATCAAATAAGAACTTCTCTGGTGGTGTCCCTTCAGCCAGTGAAAAAATCTCAACGCAACTCGACAACTGAATAACTTGCCGACGATTCATCTGGTGATCAAGTCGAACAAGCTGGTGCCCCTTCAAGCTTGGACAGTAGACCTACCGGAGATTGACAGTAGATGATAGGCTTAAACATGAATGAACGAACAACCCAGTAATGCACCGGCGTTCCTCAAGGTTCGAGTCCTTGACTGGGTTTTGTTTACTTTATTTATTATGCAATTAACTTTGTTTCCAATGTTCAACGGCGCTGCTCTTGTCAATGACAAGGCCGCTGCTGATCCAGCTGTAATGGCTGCTCTCCAGTCCTTACAAGGACGTGGATGGCCTAGTTCATCTGGACTCGGTGCTCACTACTCTGTAGACTCCGAGACTATCACAGATCCTGACGAGCTTCAGGAATACTGGGAAGAGTATCAAGTATAGCGTGATGCTGAGGTTCGAAACCTCACTCTTTCATCAGGGACTTACCCTGAATTATGTTCACTTAACTTATTCATTATGTTTATCACAGTTCCAACACGTACATCAGCTGCTATCGAATCACTAAAGGTTGACCTTCTTGCAAGGAAGGCCTTGGTTACATTCGCTAATGGATATGAGTACGAGTACGAGAATGTATCAGCTAGATCAATAGCCAATGTATTGTTCAACCCTGATGTATCACTAGGTTTCTGGGTTAACAACAACTGCCTCAAGGCTAACCGCACTAGAGAAGCAGTAAGCTTCCAATCATGGGAGCCTCAGTTACCATCATTTGTATAAACAAATAAGCTAGTAGTCAAGGACTACAGCAGGGTTCAAGTCCCTGCCTAGCTCTTACCCTTTGGGTAAATGTTCACTTATTAATTATCATCATGCAAACAATCAGTACTCGCAGTGCACTTGATGTAATCAAGGACACTTACGATTATGAAACATGCAAGGAAATTGTAGAGCATGGCTGCGTATCAGGTGTGGCACATGACCACATCTATTACAAGGACACTCTCTCTTTCTTTGATAAGTATGAAGATGAGATGATCGAGTACATCACTGATAAATTAGGTGAGGATGTTGTTAAAGAGATGTGGACTAACAACTCTAACAACTACACCGGATACCGCAATGATGTAGTCTGGTCATTCATCGAGCTTGTAGCTATGACTGTCGTTGATAGCGATGAGATATATGCAATACAAGCCTAGGACTTCACGTCCTTTCTTGGTCCATTCGTATAATGGTTAGTACGCTAGCTTGTCACGCTAGTAATGCGAGTTCGATCCTCGCATGGACCGTTGGGGTTTATCAGGTAGTACCTCAATACTAGTTAAAAAACCTGAGTGAAGAGTTAATTGATTGCTGCTATCGCGCATCTAATAACAGTCATGAATGTTATTAGTGTAAGCCGCACCATGTCGGCGATCTAGCACGTAAGAAAAGCTTAAGGGACGTGGTGCAATTCCACGCCGTGCTATTGCCTCACACTGAGTGAGGCGTATTTGATTATGTTATTACCATTGGCATTCTTGCCATTAGCATTAACTTATGTAGCAGTATTTCATTGGACCGAATGAACTACAAGGACGCACTCAATGCATCTATTACTGATAAACTTACTAAGTCTCAGCTAATAGAATTATCACATGCATTACAAGATAGATGTTTACTTAATGAGTTAGATAAGCCTGAACTTATCAGCCCTAAGTTATACATCAAGGACATACAATCTCGTATGGATATACATCACTATGAGATGGTACAACTTAACAAGGATGTACGCAATGTATGGACTTATGTTAAAGATAAGGTTAGTACACTAAGTATTACTTAATCTTCACAATCACGCCCGCTAATTATTAATTAATCATGACACTTTCATTCGAATCAACACACGAGTACTACCTCAAGGACGCATCAATGTACTACTGCGATGAGCACGCTGGGTTAGTTGTTACTCAAGACTTTGAGGATCGTGTAGTACTTACAGGTATTAAGCCTGAGACAGTACTTAAGTTTGCTCAAGAGATTGTAAAGAAATCACTTGAGAAAGAAGTCACACCAAGGAAGAAGACTGCTACTAAGTAACAATCATGGACACTTATTGCAACTACATAGAGTTAGGTTATACCATGCTTAACGAGTTAGCTCGTCAAGGAGGTGAAGACTATTACGACTCTATAGCATATCTTGAGGATTTTTATTTCCTTAATCCTCAATGATTCTCTCCTCCAGCCCTTTCGAGGGTTGGATGAGGGACTCAGCAAGGACACTAGGCCTGTTGGCCGTATACGTGGGAAGACCCTTGCTCCCTTACACACACATTATCAAGGAGGCTAATTGAATTTAAATAGTGCAGAACTTATACATCTCATCGGTAGATTTAACCATGAGAATCTGCGTCCAAGCTCGTGCACTATGACATGCAAGGACGTTAGCAATCTGAAGGGTAAACTACTAGATGAATATTATATTAAAATTCAAGGACGCGGACACAAAGCGTAAGAAAAAAGGTAGGCGTAAGCCTCAAAAGATACGGCAAGCTAAGGCCAGAACTAAACAGCTAATTAAGAAACTCACTCACTAAGTATTACTAATGCTACACGAATATGTAGTCCTCACTACTAATGATGAGGAGTATATCATTGAAGCTGCTGATGATATAGAAGCGGCATACCGTGCCGAATCATTAGTAGGTTTAATGGACAGAGAACTCAAGAACGTAACTCCAGTATGAAGAATAAAAAGATCTTCGCTAACAATTGGTTAGCAGTTAATGAGACTGAATCAGAGTATTTTCCACAAATACCATACGATCAATTCTATGAATTTCACATAGCTAATTGGATGTTACCTAGCTCACATGAATGTATCATCAGAGCAACTAACCTCAAGACAAAGAAGGTTAAAGAGTACACGTATAGGTATAGGGGTGCAGCTGAGAATCGCATTAAGAAACTATTTGGTACACATGAGTTCGTAGTATGCGATCATAATGCCATACATAAATTAACACCTCCCCCAAAACAATGACAAACAAACGCACCAAGGACATCCGTTTAGCTGAGCTTATACGTGATGTCAACAACCATCCACATAAGGATGAGTTAATTAAACTTATGAATGAACAACTCATTGATGATGTAACCTAATGCCAACACCTGCTCAAATAGATGAGCAACTTAATCATGAACGTGATGCTATTGCTCAAGGTCTTAAGAGACTTAAGGACAACACTAAGAACTTAGAAGAAAAGTCTTATGCTTCAGCATCTATCTATGGTATTACAACTATTGATGCCTTACTACCATTAGTTGTTGAAAGAATTAAGGAAACAAATAATAGGATACATGAGGGTCATACTGGTCAATCATTTAAGGAGATCAAACAATATCTATCTGATATTGAACCTCTTGCAGCTGCTGCTATAGCTTGTAAGATAACAATAGATAATGTATTTAGTACCAAGGATGAGAGTAATCAGATAATAAATATATGTGATTCAATTGGTAAGGGTGTAGAAAATGAGTGTCAAATGCGACACTATGAACATCATGCACCTGGCTTATTGAATACACTTAAGAAGAATTACTGGCATAAGTCTATTGGTACTGATCAAAAGGTTGTAGTGATACAAACACTTATGAATCGTTACGAGATACAGCAATGGGATTCTTGGGGTCGTGGCAATAGGGTTAAGCTAGGTGGTTGGTTGTTGAGTTGTATAATTGAAACAAGTAAATGGTTTGATAAAGAAATCATTTATAAAGGACGTAAGAAGAATAGCTATGTCATACCCACACCTGAGTTCATGGCTATCAAAGATCAAGTCATGTATAATGCTGAGTTATTCAGCCCATTGGCTTGGCCTATGCTGATCGAACCGAATGACTGGACCCATGAAAAGTCTGGCGGTTACTTGCTTAACGAGATTATGCGCGGTCATGATATGGTACGTCGGAGCGAGTCGTCATGTATACAGGGAGAAAAACCTTTTGAGTTCCTTAACAAAATACAAAAGGTTGCTTATACCCTTAACCCTTTCACTGTGAAGGTAGCTGAGATACTTCAGAGAAAGGGTTCAAGTGTTGGTAAATTCCAACCAATATGTCATCATGAACTACCTAATAAACCTGTTGACATAGCTGAGAATGAAATTACTAGGAAGCAATACAGAAGAGATGCAGCTGAGGTATTGAATAAACAAGCTCAAGAGTTTAAGAAGTCTTGTCGTACAAGGATGACAATGGAAACAGTAGAACGCTTTAAGAATAAAGAGAAGTTCTATATTCCATGGTCTTTTGATTACCGAGGTAGGGTCTACCCTATACCAGCATTCTTAACACCACAAGATACAGACTTTGGAAAGAGTCTTATAAGATTTGCTAATGAATCCTTCATGGATGATGAGGCAGAGCGATGGTTGAGGTTTCAAGTAGCAACTACTTACGGTTTAGATAAAGACACTCTTAACGAGAGACTAGCTTGGACTTATGAGAATGAATGGTTAATAGAAATAATTGCTACAGATCCAATAAGTAATCTTCCAGATTGGGAGGGAGCTGAGGAACCTTGGCAATTCTTGGCCGCATGTGATGAGTTCTATCACTGTGTAATAAAGAGAGATCGAGTAAGCACTGGTCTACCTGTAGCTATAGACGCTACATGTAGTGGTCTACAGATACTCGCAGGTCTCGCTAAAGACAAATCAACAGCTCAACTTGTTAATGTATTACCATCAGATAAGCCACAAGATGCTTATAAAGTAATAGCTGAAACATCTAAGCCAAACATACCTGAGAACCTACGTCCTCATTGGGATCGTAAATGTACTAAGCGTACTGTAATGACTATACCTTACAATGCTAAACCCTTTAGTAATAGGCAGTACATATTAGATGCTTTTATTGATAGAGGTTTGAGGTGGACTAAGGTAGATAAGAATGGTAAACCAACCATCTTAGATAGATCGCTTAAGTATGAAGTTGCTGGTCAAACTGGTACTGTATTCTCTAATGAAGATCTCAAGTTAACTGTTAAAGCAGTTAGAGATGCTATGAATATTATAGTGCCTGGACCTATGAGAGTAATGAAGTGGATAGAAGATGAGGTTAGCAAAGCTATTAAACGTGGAGTCACTGAACTTCAATGGGTAACACCATCAGGCTTTGTTGTCTCTCAGAAACTATTCAAGAAAGAAGTTGAACGTATTACCTTACAAGTATTAGGTCAGTGTAATATGAGAGTAGCTACTGGAGATAGTAACACAGTAGATAAAGCTAGACATAAGGCAGCTACTGCCCCTAATCTAATACACTCTTTAGATGCTAGTTTATTATGTTTAGCATCTTTAAAATTTAATAATCCAATAGCTCTAATACATGATAGTGTCTTATGTAGAGCAACCGACATGACTGAGCTATCCAAGATTGTCAGAGAAACATACATGTACCTGTTCGCAGAACATGATTACCTAACAGATTTCGCTCACCAGATAGGTGCGGAAACTGAACCACCGATTATTGGCGACCTTAAACCTGAGTCAGTAATTGAATCCACTTACTTTTTTTGTTAATGAGAAACATCCACGTCACTGCAAACCCTGTAACATTAGAGGGTTATCAAGCAGTACTGAAGCCAAGTCAATACGGTTATAGCTTAAGAGCTTTAGTTGGTAAAGACTTGATTGATAAGTTAGAAGAAGAAAGAGTTGAGTGTCTTAAGTGGGCTGAGTCTAAGCTCAAGAACCCTAAAAGATCCTCATTAAAACCAGAACCTTGGGAGGAAGTATCCGATGGCAAGTACATCATTAAGTTCTCATGGTCAGAAGACAAGCGTCCGCCAGTGGTCGACACTGAAGGTACTCCAATTAATGATATTAATACTCCTGTCTATGCAGGAAGTACTGTCAAATTGGGATTTATACAGAAACCTTATCTCCTCAGGGACGGCATCTCTTACGGCACCTCTCTGAAACTATCAGGAGTGCAGGTAATAACCGTTCAAGGCGGTGCAGGGGTCGATACAGGTGACTTAGACGAGGTAGGTGTAGCTGAATTGTTTGGTAAGACCAGTGGATTTAAAGCTGGTGAGCCTAACGTTGAGGCAGTAGGAACACCTAGCTCAGTTGAAACCGATGACTTCTAATGTTTCGGTCGAAACTAGAGGAAAAGGTATCTGATCTACTATGTGAATTAGGTATTGATTATGAGTATGAGCCTACTAGGGTTGCATATGAGATACAACACCATTATTCACCAGATTTCCTACTACCGAATGGAGTTTATTTAGAAACAAAAGGATACTGGGACTCAGCTGATCGCAGGAAGATCAAGGCGGTTACTGAACAAAACCCAGACTTAGATATCCGTATGGTCTTTCAAGCACCATTTAATA